TCCACCATTCAATCCATACGCATCGTTAACTCTACCTAATACTGCAACACTACTTCCGCTATCACATAATGCAGATGCAGGATTAAATTGTGAAACTTGAACATAAGCACCACCGAATCCTAAATTTCCACCAGGATTATAAGAAGAACTATATCTTAATCCAGCACCGCCATCATTTGCGTATAAATAAAGATTCAAAGGATTTGCAGGTAAACCAATATTTGGAGAAGCATTTATTGTATATGTACTAGTAAGAATATTTGGTGATGTTACTAAATTAGTAATAACAGGTTTTGAAGTTGCTGCTAATCCAAATGTACAATCACCACTTGAACCACTAACATATAATGATTTTGTTACAGGATTGTAATTACAATCTAAATACGATGCTGTCATTGATACTTCAGAAGCTGCGGTAAATGATAGGTAATCATATACATAAGATAAACAACCTGAAGGAATAATTAAATCGTTATAATTGTCTCTCTGACAATATCCACATTGTCCTACACCATACCAACTATTAAGTTGTAATGAACTACTTACTATAAAGTTAGGTGTAGTAGGTGCTATTGTAGTAAGTGGATTAGGTAAATTTGAACAAACTCCATTACCATAAGCAACTTGTCCTGCAACTAAACTATTTGTTACTTCATTAATTACAGCAATTACACTACTAAGACTAGAAGTTATACAATTAAGTGTTCTATAATAACTATATCCAACTAATGGACTAGCAGTTGTAGTAGTAGTTGTTGGTGCTGCAGTAGTTGTACTTGTAGTAGTTGTACTTGTAGTAGTTGTAGTAGGTCTAGTCGTAGTTGTTGTTGTAGGCGCTACTGTTGTTGTTGAAGTAGTACTTGTCGTTGATGTTGTAGAAGTAGTGCTTGTTGTAGTTGTAGTTGGTGCAGCAGTTGTAGTACTTGTTGTAGAAGTAGTAGTAGTTGTTGGTACTAACGTTGTTGTTGTTGTAGTTGGGCCGGCTGTTGTTGTAGAAGTTGTAGTTTAAGTTTGTGGATTCAAATCAAACAAACACATATTCTTATCGTTATGTGTAGTAAGAGTAAAGTTTGCTACCCATCCAGCTAATCCATTATCAAAAGAATCTTTAAATGGAGTACAAGTAATATCTGAATTAATTTGAAATGCTTGTTGAGAACGTTGTGTATAAGCTGTTAAATCATTTAAGATACCTAATGTATTAGCGTGAATATCAACTGTATCATCAGTACCAAAATAAGGTACAGTTAAGAAGTTTGCGCTTCCTGATGAATTATTATTTTTTAATTTTATTTTATCTGCAATAGTAAGTTGAATACTAAATTCAGTTGTATTAGTACCAAAGATAGATTCTGTAATTAAAACATTACCTAATGGATAATAAGGATACTCAACATCATCAATACCAAATTTATCACCCGTAGATACTTGTGCTATCTGAGGATGATTACTCATTATTGTTTTGAAGTACTCTAATACATTATAGTAGAGAGTATAATTTAATCCACTATTATTTACTACTGCCATAATTCAATTATAAGTTTATACCACCGAAGTATTGGTTACTTTGGTCTGGGAATATTTGAGTTGCGTTTCCTATTGATGCTAAGAACTGAGGTATTTGACCTGAATAAGCTATAAGATAGTTTTGTAATCTTAATGCGTAATAATCTGCATTATTTCTAGCTTTCTCTTGCAAAAATGAAACTTCTGTTGTTGTGGGTGCTACACCCTGCTCACTTTGTTGTTTAACTGCACCTAATGATTTAAAACTAATAGAACTAAATGGAATATATTCTACACACGCATACCAAATCAAAACATTTTTAATATGGTCATCTAAAAGAACTTGATATACAGGCGGTAATGTACCAACTGTTCCGGCTTCAATTTGTGCTTGTAAATAAAAAAATAAAACACTTCCTAATAAGTTTTTCATGTACTTATCCTGCGCCGTTCTTACAAAAGGTAACAAAGCATCTGCATCTATTGCTCCTTGTAAGGGAGTGTTCTTAATAATATCGTTTCTTGTTATAAAAAGTGCGTATGACATATTCTATTTTGTATTATATATTTCGTATTCGTTTTTGAAAAATGCTGAATGTAATTGAATAGGAGGTTGTGTATTTATATTTTCATTATCCATCTGCTCTTCATTGTTATCTGTTGAAGAAGGATTTTCTAATTGTTTATTAGTTTCATCTGCTACTTCACTAACTGTTTGTTTAGTATCATCTGCTTGTTGAGATAAAAGAGCCAATGGAGTTAATTGGTCAAAATATAATTGAGTATCATCATATCCACCTTCACTTAAAGTTGCTTCTAATGTATTAAGAATTAAATTTTGAAATGGTGATACTGTCATTGTTTGTAAGATACTAAATGCCGTCATCATTTCTTCTGAATTAGAACTAAATCCTTTTACAGAAGATGCTATACCAAAAAGAAGTGGAGATGTAACTCTATGTGCTACTAATATCTTTTCTTGTGCGTAATTAGCAACATATTCAAACTTTTCATGTAAATTATCAATCTGTATTACATCGATTGTCGGTTTCGTATTTGGGTCATCGTTGAATGATGTCATAAACCTACCTGCGTTTCTAGTACCTGTAAATTTAGCCCCTAGCAATCCTTCCATTGTTTCTCTTTCCTCAGGTGCTGGAACTCCATTATTGAAGTTAATCATAACCATTGGTAAGAAACCATTTTCAATATTGTTTAGGTGTAAATTACTTAATTCAGCTTCAACTTGTGAAAATTGAAATGAAGGAAACCAATCAGGTAGAGAATAATAGAAATGACCAGGACAATAATTCTTAATATAAAGTAATTCTGTTTGTTCATTAGATGTTCCAAATGCAGGAACTTTAATTTTATTACGAATTGCTTTTTGGTCGAACCAATCTGTGCAATAGTAATAGTTTTCTATCTTTGGTATTCCTTTTAACTTCTCTGCTCTAAAATGTTGAACTGGAGAATGGTAGAATTTAATAATCTGAGTATGTTCTTTATTCCAAACTACTTGTAAAGTTGCATTACCATATAATTTTAAATCAAAGATAGTGTTCTTCAATTCTTCTTGTGGTAATATTTTTTTTAATGTATCACCAAATGCTGCATTCTTTGTATATAAACCTTTTCCATAAATTAAATCAGATATACCTTCAATACATGCTGCATTAGTTGTAGAAGTATTATATGCCTCAGTTAACTTAAAGAAATAATCATCTGTAAAATGTAAACCAACTTGAACCCATTGAGTTCTACTTTTGACATCTTCATTTACAAAAGGAACATCCTGTTGATTAAGATTTACTATTGAGAAATTTTGTTTGAACTTTTTACTATCCATATTACATTATTATATATTCTGTGTATCTATTATCTGTTACATTAGATTTGTATTGGTCTTCTAATGGTATTTGGTTTGTATAATTAGGTTTATCAATAGATTGTGAAGTATAGACTTGAATTGAACCATGCCATATTTCATTTCCATTATTATCTATATATGCTCTATATTCACCACCAACACTTGCTGAAGTTAAAAGTACATCAAATGTTAATAAATTTTCGTAATTATTAAAAGTATATCCTTGAATTGGATAAGTTGATGTTTCTAATGTATACATATTCTCCAACTTTAAACTTAAGGTTGTAGAGCCTGTATTTTCAACTCTAATAGTGAAAGTATTTGTATTTGGTTTGTAATAAGTTAACATTAGGCTGTATTTATCTTGTCTTTATCTATTACATTAATAACAAACTCAAAATAAAAAAGTGTGAAATCTTTTTTAAGGAAATCACACTTTCAAATATTTCTAGCACTTACTGATTAAGCTGCTGAGCCAGTTACTACTGTTGGTTGAGAAGTTAACCCTGCGAAAGGATTAGAAGTTGTCGAACCACTTAAGAAAGCTGCTGGTAATTGTTCCATACCAGTTAGAGTTACTGAATATCCGTAAAGGTCACCCAATGCTCCACCTGTTTGAATTGTTCCCGCTGTTACATCACATCCTAAATGTTCTCCAGCTAACAAAGCTTCGCCGTTGTTTGTCCAAAGAATAACTTGTGGTCTTCCGTAAGCCATCAACTTTAATTGAGTGGTCATTTCGTTAGTTAATTTCTTCAAATTCAAAACTGTTGTTTGAGTGAAGAAAGTAGTTCCGTTATTTCTTGAAGAGTTTACAGCTTCAGTATATGTGCTTGAACCTTTCAATTGATAATAGTAAACAGTACTTCCAGAAGGTAAAGCGGTTACTAAACCACTACCATCTTTTGTAAATGAAGCTGTTGTGTAGTTTAAGAAGTAAACTCCTTGCAAACCACCAATACTTTCTTTACAAACTTCTTGTCTACCTGCTGATAAATTACAAGCCATAGTATTTTGTTTTTGTTTTTGTTAGTTAAAATTAGTTGGTGGGTTTTTGTTCTACGATACTCCCCACCGACCAATCAGTTATATTTAGTATGCTCCGTAAAGAACGATGTCAGAACCGATACCGAATTGAGTACCAGCTGTGTATCTCATAATTACTCTAAAGTTTTGAGAACCATCGATGTTACTCATATCTAATACTTTTACTTCGTTGTAATCTGATAATAAACCAGTACCGAAGAATAAGTTAGATTTTTGAGCAGCTACTACTGTGCTAGCAGGCATACCTGGACACAATACGATTTCAATACCATTAAAGTTGAAAGGCTTATCACCAACGTTCATTTGATTGTTCCAACCATTTGCACCAACTGCACCACCAGCTAAAGCTTGTTGGTAGTTTCTTGCTACGTCAGAACCAACGTATAATAATAAATCTTCTTTACCATAAACTGTGTTAGGGATAGTTTGTACTACTGAATTCAATGTAGCTAACACATTTGTTGCTGTGATTGAACCTGAGATAATAGCTGAACCTGAACCGTTTACTCTTGCAGGTAATGCATCTGATGCAGTACCTAATGCTACTGAAGCACTCAATGCAGGAATAAATCCACCGAATTGACCGTTAGTTGCATTAACACCTTGCCAAATAGAAATCTCAGTTGCTTGAGCTACGTTACCACCTACATAAGAAATCAAATAGTCTGTGAAAGACTTTGGAATTTCATCAAATGCAGAATAACCTAACTGTAAAGCTTCCCAAGATTGTACGAAGTTTTGCTTACATAATTCTAAGTTAACTTGTAATTCTTTTGGAGTGATTAATCTTTCAGATAATGCAACACTACCTGAAGTTGTGAAATCACAAGATGCATCATTGATAATGTTTGCAACTGCGATTTTTTGGATAACTTCTCTGTACTTCACGTTTGGCATGATAGTCACATATTTGTTATCCAATGTTTTTGCACTCAATAACGCTGCTGCGATATATTGACCAGCGAATTCACCCGCATATGTTGTGGTGATTGTTGGTTGAGTGAAGTTTTGAACTTGTTTCATTTTTTAAAAATTTTTGTTTATTTATATAATTTTGAAAGGAAAGAACTTTGATAATTTCCTTCTTTTTTATTTGGATTTGATTTATGTAAAGCACTTAAGTTAACTTTATCCATTTCAACCGGTGCACCATCTAATTTAGGAACATCTACTTCTTCTTCTTCTTTAAACTTAATATCTTTTTCTATTGATGTAGTTTGTGCTTCTGGATGTGCAATTAATTTGTTATCTGTTAAATCACCAATTGCCATTTTAACTTCTGATAACATTGATTCTAATTCAGAAATTCTGTAAGATAAACTAATGATAGGGTCTTTGTTATCATCTGTATCAGGTCCAATTTTATTTCTTGGGTCTTCATCAGTTGTATTAGGTAAAGATTTAGCTTCTTCAGTTTGTAATCCTTTTGGAGCTTCAACATAATCTTTAGCCATATTAACATCACCACCTACTGTTGAATTTGAATCCATAGGAGTTTGGTCATCCATTTCTTCAGTTTCTTCTTCAGTTGTTCCTTCTTTCATTTGTTTTGCTTCATCAGGTGCTGAAATTTGTGCTACTTTTCCACCATCAATATCAATTACTTGAGTTGATTCTTGTCCTTCTGGAGTTGTAAATGAAATTGTGTACTCACCATCTTTTGCTGGCGTTAACTTACCATCCGCTCCAACTTCCATTACATCATCATTAACATCAAAGTTAGATGATTGTAAGATAGTTCCATCAGATGTTTTAGCTTGAATTGTGCTTTCTTCAGCAAAGTTTAACATATTTGCTATTTTGCTTAATACTTGTTTTGCGTTCATATTCTAATTGATTTACTATTAATAACAAACTGATTTTTATTTTTTGTTATATTTGGGTTAATTTAATCTTTTATTTGTATCTAATAAGTTATTATACTCATTATATAATTCTTTGTTTTTATGTTCTAAATACCTAGTCAATGCGAGTAAGTATTCATTTTCATGTTTCAAATCTTCATTTTCATCCTCACAAAGTTCTAACATTACTTCTAATAGTGCTAAATCTTCATTCATATTAAATAGTATTATCTAATTGTTTCCAAGCACTACCATTCCATCCGTAGAAATGTGAATCAGCTGAACTGAAATATATTGTTCCTGCAGTTGGTGATGAAGGTGCTCCTATTGGTGAAAGTGTTAATCCTCTACTAAAAGTTGGAGTTGGTATTGTTACACCATCATTAGGTGCAATTGTTAACCAATTACTATAATCACCTATATTTCTATCCCAATCTTGGAATTGAGTTCCTGTAATATCTACATTGATATTAATTTCAGTATCACCATTACCATTATTTGCATCAAATACTGCTAAA